ATTTTGAGAAATTCGCAAGGATAACCGCGAGCGTGTACCCCGTTAGCCCGTACACCCTCGAAGAAGCTTTGAGCGTATTTCGCTGCTACTTTGAGAAGTACGAAGAATATACCGGCAGACCGCACCCGCCGATCAAAGCAAGCCAGATCGTGCGGATATGCCAGGATATGCCATTCATCAGCCGAGAATACGGCGGCGGGTTATACGCCGATATTGATCCAGAGGCATACCCTGTACTTATTGACAAGTATTTTGCTACGAAATATCGCAACTGCGACCGGAACATAAACCATTTTTTCAGCGGAAGAATTAGGGAACTCCGATTTTACGAGGAGCTTTATTGAAAGGGGGGGGAAAGACACGAGCGGGAAAGCATCACAGCGCAAAGGTGCAGACGGTGAAAGGGAGCTTGCCGCCGTTCTCCGTGAATATGGGTACGAGATCAAGCGCGGCGGGTCTATGTCCTTTGGTGAAGTGCCTAACCTTGTGGGCTTGCCCGGTGTCCATATCGAGGTGAAGCGCTGCGAGCAAGTCAGGCTTTCGGAGTGGATGCAGCAGGCCGAAAGGGATAGCCAACATTTCAAGGACGGCTTACCCGCCGTATTCCACCGCCGAAGCCGCGAGGTGTGGCGCGTAACAATGAACCTTGCGGACTTTATGCGGATCTATTGCCGCCAGAAAACGCAATCTGACAGGCAGAAAACGGCAGAAAACGGCGGGAAAGAAGGTGAAGACAAATGACGATGTTTTACTGCTATATGGCGCAGAACAGGCGTTATTTCATCGAAACGGCAGAAGGAGGGACCGTTGCATGGTTTGATGAACTGGACACAGCAGCCCTTGTCCTGCGTTATCTGACAGGCGCAGACATGACCCCGGAAGACGTGGCGGCAGCACACGCAGCAATGAAGAAATTCGATGCCGGGAAAGAAGGTGACAACGATTGACCCCGAATAAAGAAAAGCTGCTTGCGGCTCTTCTGACTTCTCGAAGCAAGAAAGACGCGGCAGCAGCAGCAGGAATTGCAGAGCGAACCATGCGGACTTATTTTGAAGACCCGGAGTTTTGCCAGCGATACCGCGAAGCATTCGCCGGAGTGATTGAAGATGCGACCAGACAAGCGCAGGCGCTTTTAATGCCCGCATTAAGCACCCTGCAAACGGTCATGGAGGACGAGGAAATACCGGCACAAGCGCGGATCACCGCGGCTAAATCAATTATTGATTACTCTCTGAAATTGACCGAACAGGCCGACATTTTGGAGCAGTTGCGAGAGCTGGAACGCTGGAAGGAGGAATTAAATGGCAACCGTTGATGCACGCCTTGCAGCCCTGCGCGAGTTTCTAAAATCTCATGCAGGGGGCGAAACCGTCTTTATTGTCGAGGGCGGCGGCGAGTATTTCACAAAAGAAGATCCTTTTAACTACCTGATGCAGCACGGCGCATATACCCATGACGGGCGGCGCATTGTCCTTTATCCGCACCCAATCGAGGGCGTGGACGGGCTGAGCTTGAGCCTTTACCAGCTTATTGACGAAGCCATTGAGCGCGGCAAGTTGGAATTGCCATCGCTGGAGAGTGACGAAATCGGAGGTAAAGCCCTTGAATAACAGTATTAAAGCCCGCCTTGCAAAGCTACAGCAAGAGGGCGACAGCTTCCCCGATGTTCTGCGCTGGATTGCAGAAGGGCGCATTTATGGCGAGTTAGCGGACGCGGAACGCGCGAGGTACGCCGCATATTGGAATACTACGCCCCGCGTCCTTGAAGAACTGGAATTAGCGGCAACCGGGACACTACATAAGCCGCTTGAGCGACGGCCAAAGCCGCCAACGCAAGAAGAGCATAGAGAAATCATCAAAGAACTTGAAAGGATGGTCTATGGACATTTTGAATGAATTTCCCCTTGTAGATGAACACGGAAAGCGATACCGCGAGTTTGGGCGCGGATGCCGTGAGTATGCGCCGACCCTTGTAACCTCTGCGGGCGAAGTGCCGATGGGAACAGTAATTTATAAGAAGATGCAGGAAGAGCCACCCGCACAAAAGAAAGATTGCCCATTTCAGAGCGGTCTATACCCACAATGCAAAGAGGACGATTGTTCTTTTTTCAAAGGCGGCAAGTGCAAGCCGGGAACGGCAACAGCGGGCAAGCGCTGCCCTCTCCCTGCACATTTGGCTTGCGGCGATACCTGCGCCATGTATAAGAATGGGCGCTGCGGCCTTTTTCCGCAGCAGAAAGGAACGAAAGAATGAGCGAGTTTAACCACTTTGCAAGAGACCTTGACGTCGCTTTCAAGGCGGCACGGGACGAATACGCCGCCGCGTATAACGCAGTAGAGCAGGCACGAAAGGCCATGCAGGACGCAGGCCCGGACGCGCTGAAAAGGCAGATTGCCACGCTCCAGCTCCAAGAGGCGGAAAACAGCCTGCGCAAAGAAACGGCCCGCATCTGGACAGAGTTTGACGCAAAGGCTGCAGAACTCCGCCGCGCATTGGAAAAGGAAGTACAGACAAGCAACCTTGCCGACCCTTCCGCCATTGACAGCAACGCCGTGGAGCTGATGAAAACCGGCGTTCTGACGGTGGATGACTATTTCGGCTTTGCGGACAGATACGACGGAAACCCGACCATGCTAAAGCTGATCGGTCACTATGCAAAGGAAGCAGCAGACAGCGCCGACGACCGAAAAGACAGGGTTGCTTTAACCGTTCTCGCGCAGGATTGCGCCAAAGGAACGGGAAAGACCTTGAAAGCGTGGGACAGTATGATGACCGCCGCCAACTATTGCAGCGGGCGCGGCGGCAGCGGCAACCGGCGTCCTACTCCCGGCGTAACGCTTAGCATGGGCGAATGGTGGGAGCAGCTTTCCGGCGAGATCGTCGAGAACTTTTGAAAGGAGGTGGGACTTTATGGCTTTGATGATTACCGGTGCAGTGGTTTTTGCTGTTGGCGCATTCTTCGGGGCGGTAATGGTTGCCGTCGGAGAGCAGTTAGAAAGGAGGCGTTGACATGACGCATAACACATGGGCAAGAAAATACCTTAAAACCATGTGCAAAAACTTCATGACGGCGTTTCAGATGGGATATGCGGACGGGACTGCCGGAAACGAGCGGCAGTCCCCGCCGTTCCCGGAAGAGGCAAAGCCTGGCACATTGGTCTATGCGGCAACGCTTTTTGCACAGGAAATGTATAACAAGGGGTTCAAAATCGGAAAGGAGGTCGGAGAATGAATGCTTTTGACATTTTTGTAAAACTTACCGTCGACACCGGGGATGTTGAAAAAGGACTTACAACGGCCAAAAATAAAGCACTGGCCTTTGGAGATGTTCTAAAGGCGAATGTACTTGGCGGCGTAATAGTCGATGGCGTAAAAAAGCTTGGAAGCGCTATAAAAAATATGTCCGGCGCGTTTATCGAATCCGCAGCCGATGTAAAAGCGGAGGAATCTGCTTTTAAACAGACTTTTGGGGATTTGGGAGACGCTGCATCCGAAGCGATCGGGCGAGTGGCCAACAGTTCTGGCATTTTGCAGACACGATTAAACACACTCGGAAGCAAGATTTACGCTTTTGCCCGTTCTTCTGGCGGAGATGCAACGGAGAGCATGAGCCTGATGGAACGCGCATTGCAGGCGGCGGCAGATAGTGCAGCATATTATGACACCAGCGTGGAGCAAGCGACAGAAACGCTGCAATCTTTTCTTAAAGGAAATTTTGAGAACGACGCAGCGTTAGGCTTGTCCGCCACGGAAACCACAAGAAATGCGGCTGCTATGGAACTATTCGGGCAGAAATATAACGATTTGTCCGAAATTCAGAAACAGCAAACGCTTTTGAAAATGGTGGAGGATTCGCAAAAACTGTCCGGCGCAATGGGGCAAGCTGCCCGCGAAGCTGACGGCTGGGAAAATGTCACCGGCAATCTGAGCGAAGCGTGGCGGCAGTTTCAGGCAAATGTTGGAACTCCATTTTTGGAAAGCCTCATTCCCGTTATTCAGGACATTACGGAAGCATTTCAGGAGTGGATGAATAATGTGGATTGGGATAAATTTTCCCAAAAAATCACTGATTTTGTAACAACTATTCTGGACAACGGCGATACCATCATTTCGGTTGTCGCCGGAATCGGTGCCGGATTTGTGGCGTGGAATGTTGCTTCCATGATTTCCGGTGTGGTCAAGGCTATCCAAGCATACCAGGCCGCAAACGAGGGAGCCACTATCGCACAAGCAGCCCTAAACCTTGTGATGAATGCAAACCCCATCGGAATTGTTATAACGGCGGTTGCTGCACTTGTCACCGCCATTGTTGCACTTTGGAACACAAACGAGGACTTCCGAAACGCTATCATTTCTGCATGGGGCAAAATTAAGGATACGATTTCATCCGCTGTTAACGCAATCAGTGCATTTTTCACGGAAAAGATTCCCAATGCGATCCAGTCCGTTATTAGCTGGTTTACAAGTATTCCGAACAAATTCAAAGATATTGGGTCTAATATTGTTCGCGGTCTTTGGGACGGCATCAAATCAATGATTACATGGATCAAAGACAAAATCAGCGGATTTGTTGGCGGTATTGTGAGTAGTGTTAAGGGACTGCTTGGCATCCATTCCCCGTCTAAGGTATTTGCCGGTATCGGCGGCTTTATG